AAATTAAAAGGTATAAATAGTAATATGGCTAAACCAAATTCAAGACAAACATTTATAGATTACTGCTTCAGAAGCCTTGGTGCTCCTGTAGTAGAAATCAACGTAGATGACGACCAAGTGGACGATAGAGTAGACGAAGCTCTTCAGTTCTATCAACACTATCATGCCGATGCTATCGAAAAGGTATACCTAAAACATCAGGTAACATCTGACGATGTGACTAATGGCTATATTCCCATTAATACTTTAATCACTGATGTGGTTAGAGTGATGCCCATTAATGATACTACCTCAACCAATAGTCTCTTTGATGTCAAATATCAAATTCATTTAAATGATGTGTATGACTTAGGTTTCTTAGGCTCTTTAATAGATTACTCTATGACTCAACAGTGGATGTCACTCTTGGATGGAATGATGGGCCCTGCTGATAAGCATATATCATTTGAAAGACATAAGAATCAACTACGTGTTGATATGAACTGGTCAACAGAAGTTACTGTCGGGCAGTATATAGTCATAGAATGTTATAGAATTATTGATCCAGATACCTTTACAGACGTATGGAACGACTACTATTTAAAGCGTTATGCTACTGCACTGATTAAACAACAGTGGGGACAAAACCTATTAAAGTTTGAGGGAATGACAATGCCGGGTGGTGTACAATTCAATGGACGACAAATCTTTGATGATGCTAAGGAAGAAGTTGAAAAATTAACCGAAGAAGTCAGATTGAATTGGGAACAACCAGTCGATTTCTATATAGGATAATATCATGCCAAGAAATGTATATTTCAGTCAGGCAGTAAGATCCGAGCAGAGTCTCTATGAAGACTTGGTTATCGAATCCTTAAAAATCTTTGGGCAAGATGTCTATTATATCCCTAGAACCCTAGTAGAAAGGGACACTATTCTAAACGAAGATCCAGCATCTAGTTTTGATGATGCTTATCTTATAGAAGCATACATTGAGAACCAAGATGGATTTGAAGGTGCAGGTGACCTATATCAGAAGTTCGGTTTAGAAATTAGAGATGAAGCTACATTCATTATATCTAAACGTCAGTGGGAAAAACTAGTAGGGTTATATAATAACTCATTAAGCACTGTCAGGCCTCAAGAAGGCGATCTGATATTCTTACCTTTATCTAATTCATTCTTTGAAATAACATTCGTTGAACATGAACAACCATTCTATCAGTTATCTAATCTACCTGTTTATAAATTAACCTGTTCACTGTTTGAATATAGTGAAGAAAAGTTCGATACAGATATAGCCGCGATAGATAACCTTGCTGCACTTGAAGCATATCAAACTACTTTAACAGTAGGTGTTACAGCAAATGCACACTTCACTAAGGGAGAGATAGTATCACAAACCTTGGTTGCTGCAGTTGAAGGCGTAAGTGATGCTATTATAGTATCGGGTACTGTGTCTAGTGTAGAGAAACTATCAACTACCGATGCCACTATAACTGTAATTAATATTGGAGTTACTGGTTCTTCTGGTGAGATGCGAGAGTTTACAGTATCACCTACTCTTGGATTAGTTGGTGCTGAGAGTACTAATACTTGCTTTATAACAGATGTAGCAGATGTAGCAGACAGTACTTCATTCGCACTAGATGGACAATCACAGAACTATGCCTTTGAATTAGAAGCTGACGGATTCTTAGACTTTACAGAAAGTAATCCATTCGGCGACCCATCGGAGACATATTAATGTTCGGAACACACTTTTATCACTCTACTATGAGAAAGGCCGTTGCTGTCTTTGGTACTATCTTTAATAATATTAATGTTATTAGAACCAAAGCTGATGGTACGGTGTTGAACCAAATTAAGGTTCCACTATCATACGGCCCTAAACAGAAGTTTCTAGCAAGACTTGATCAATCATCTGGTGCTGATGCTTCTATGGCAATGAAACTCCCTAGAATGGCATTTGAAATTACTTCATTAGAATTGGATTCAACACAGAAACTATCCAAGAGAAATGTTATAACGGAATCTCATGCTTCAGATGTTACTAAGAAGAAGACAATTAAACATCAAGTAGCGTATAACATTAATGTATCATTGTTTGTTATGGCTAAGAATCAAGACGACGGACTACAAGTAGTAGAACAAATACTGCCTTACTTCCAGCCAGAATATACTATATCAATGACACCAGTATCTGGCTTCGATTATAAACAAGATGTGCCTATAGTACTAACGGGTGTTACAATTTCTGACGATTATGAAGGAGACATGATAACACGAAGGGCCCTCATATATCAATTAGACTTTACAATGAAAATGAAATTCTTTGGTCCTACTGGTAATCAAGGTGTTATTAGAGGCATTGAAGTTGATTTAAATGGTAATGTGGGTAATACTCTATCACTAGAAGAAATGAATTTTAGTATAACACCATCTAATGCGGATGAAGATGACAATTACACGGTAACTACTGTAATTACTTAATTATAATGGACATAATTATGGAAAATAAAAAAGATAAGATGAAAGCGTCTTTGGAGAAGAATCTGCCTACTATTAGTAAAGATAGACCTTTGAAGATTGATAAAGATATAAAAGATGATTATGAGTTCTCTCGTGAAACATATAAAAATCTAATCGACACAGGAACTAGGTCTTTGGATATACTTGCTGAACTTGCAAGAGAATCTGAACACCCACGTGCCTTTGAAGTGCTATCTCAAGCAATTAAGAACATTGGTGATACTACCGATAAGTTAATGAATCTCCAGAAGGCCAAGAAAGAATTAAATAAAGAAGAGAAAGAAAAGGAAGACCAAGCACAGGTTACTAATAATAATGTGTTTGTTGGTTCTACTACTGATCTCCAAAGGCTACTGGCCAAAGAAAATGAGAAGATTATAAATCATGCAGAGGATAAAGAATAGCGAATTTGGCTATCTAGGTAATCCTCAAGTCAAACGGGACGGCGTAGAGACACAGTTCACTAAAGAAGAAGTACTGGAATATGCTAAATGCATGAATAATCCAGCATACTTTGCTCGCACATATGTCAAGGTTATATCACTTGATGAGGGTTTAGTGCCGTTTGATTTATATCCCTATCAAGAAAAGATGTTCCACCACTTCAATGATAATAGATTCTCTATTGTTTTAGCATGTAGACAGTCAGGTAAAAGTATATCATCGGTAGTATATCTACTCTGGTATGCGTGTTTTCACCCAGAAAAGAACATTGCGGTTCTTGCAAACAAGGGTGCTACTGCTAGAGAAATGTTGGCTAGGGTTACTCTAGCATTAGAGAATCTACCATTCTTCTTGCAGCCTGGTTGTAAAGCACTGAATAAAGGTTCTATTGAATTCTCCAATAACTCTAAGATTATGGCCGCGGCCACATCAGGTAGTTCTATTCGTGGTCTATCTATTAACTTGCTCTTTCTTGATGAGTTTGCCTTTGTAGAGAATGATGCGCAATTCTATACATCCACATACCCAGTTGTATCTTCGGGTAAAGATACTAAGGTTATTATTACTTCTACTGCAAACGGAATTGGTAATGTATATCATAAGATATGGGAAGGAGCATCACAGTCAACCAATGAATATAAACCATTTAGAGTAGACTGGTGGGACGTCCCAGGTCGTGATGATGAATGGAAGCGACAGACTATTTCTAACACATCTGCATTACAGTTTGAACAAGAGTTTGGTAATACATTTCACGGTCGGGGTAATACCCTTATTGATGCTAACCATCTATTAGCACAGAAGTCAGTAGAACCTTTGGAATATAAAGAGAACATATGGGTTTACGATTCACCTAAAGAAAACCACGACTATATAATGACAGTAGATGTTGCAAAGGGAAGAGGACAAGACTACTCTACGTTTAATGTTATTGATGTATCCGAAAGGCCATTCCAACAAGTGTGCTGTTTTAGAGATAATAACATATCACCTTTACTACTACCCGATCTAATATATAAATATGCTAACTATTACAATGAAGCATATGTGATTGTTGAAAGTAATGACCAAGGTGGTGTAGTTTGTAATGGTCTATACTATGATTTAGAATACGAGAATATGTTTGTAGAATCATCTATTAA